CCTTCACACATAAAATATTCCCACATCAACTTTTGAAAGGAGTGATTACTATTCCGACACCACCTAAACCATACCAACTATTAAAAAGCGAAAAGAAGTCACACCGGACAAATGCCGAATTAAGCCAGAGAAAGCAAGGCGAAGCTTCTCTCGCCACTGGTGTAAAAATGAAAGAGTGGACCGAGGTAAAAAACAATCCATTTGCTCATAAAGAATTTAAAAGAATTAACAGCCTATTAGAAAATATAGAGAAAAACGATGCAATTCATGAAGGTGTCATAAATAGATATTGTACTATTGTAGCAGAGTGCAAATCATTTGAGGTAAAAATGAGACAAATTGATATTGACATGGAAGAGCTTACCGAACAATTTTCGAACAAGCAAATTGAGTACGAGCAATATATTGATTATAAAGATCGGCTTATTTCGAAACAAATATCTATAGACAAGCAAATACAGTCAAAGCGTAAAATGTTATTCGATATTGAAAAAGAAAATCTAATGACCATTGCTTCTGCTCTACGTAGCATACCGAAAAAAGTTGAAGACAAAGGATCTGCATTAAGGGATGCATTGAAAAATGGTTAGAGATGGACGAGCGTACCAATATGCAAAGTGGTGTATAGAAGATGGAAACCGCAAAGTTCCAAGGTATGTAAAGATACAAGCAAAAGCATGGATTGATATTGCTGACGGAGCAGATGAAGAAGCGTACATAGATGAAAAAACATACAGCAAGATATGTAAGATATTAAAAATCATGATTCACCCGGATTTGCTTTGTCCAATGGATGAAGGAATGGAAGATTACGCATGGCTGTTAATTATAGCAACGTTATGTACAAAGCTAAAAAATAAAGAAAATAGAGATATCCGATATTATATAACCGTATTGCTAGAGATAAGTCGTAAGAATTTCAAGACTTTCTATGCTGCGGTTATTTTTATATTGTTAATGCTGACGGATCCGCAGTTTTCCAGGTTCTTTTCGGTAGCTCCAGACCTTAAACTGTCAAGTGAGTTAAAAATCGCAATCAAGAAAATAATAAAAGTCAGCCCGGCACTTGCTGATGACGATGCATTTAAAATTCTAAGAAGTGAAATAAGATGCATAGTTACTGACAGTGAGTATACACCATTAGCATATTCGGAAGACAAGATGGACGGCAAGCTTGCCAATGCTTTCTTGGCAGACGAAGCCGGGGCAATGGACTCATACCCAATTGAAGCTATGAGATCCTCTCAGATCACTTTATTTAATAAACTCGGTATTATCATAAGCACACAATACCCAAATGATAATAACGCAATGATAGATGAAATTGACATATCAAAAAAGACGCTTGACGGGCTGTTTGAAAGTAAAAGAAGGTTTTCTCTTCTCTATGAACCAGACGATGAGTTTTTAATTGAAGACAAGTGGCAAACTGAAGATTTGGTAATTTATCAATCCAACCCAGTTGCAGTGGCACACTCGTATATATTCGATGCGATCAAAGAAATGCGCACAATGGCGGTCCTATACGAAAATAAAAGGGAAAACTACCTTTGCAAGCACAATAATATCAAATATAAAGGATTAGGAGTCGAGGGATATGTAGAAATCACAAAAGTAAGAGAGTGCAAGATCAAAGAAGATTTATCGTTCTGGAGAGGGAAGAAAGTCTATCTCGGAATGGATCTTTCTACATCAGACGATAATACATCAATTGCAATGGTTACGCTACACGGTGACAGCATTTATGCGAAAGTTTGGGGCTTCATTCCTGGGCTTAAAAAGGAATGGAAGTCGAGAAAAGAAAATGTTGATTATGACAAATTGATTCGTCAAGGAGTTTGTTTCGAGAGCGATGATGAGGTTATAGATTATGGTCAAGTAGAAGCATTCATAATGGGCGACAGCAAGTATAAGATGAAAGGATTAGAAGAAGAATATGGTGTGGAAATTATGCAGATTGGCTACGATCCGCATAATGCTATGAGTACGGTTCAGAAGCTAGAAAATGAATCTTACACATGCGTAAACATAAAACAGCATAGTTCGGTATTACATCCGCCGACCAAACTTATAAAAGAGCAAATATTAAGCAAGAAGGTAAGTTTTCATTACGATGAAAATTTAATGCTTGAAATTAACTTTCAAAATGCAAGATGTACCAAGGATACAAACGAAAATTTATATGTTAACAAAAAGAAATCCGCAGGGAAAGTTGACCAGGTTGTGTCAATTATTAATGCGGTTTATTTATTGCAAGAAGACATGCTGTTTGGATCAGATTTTGTAGTACAAACAGGATAGGAAGAAGGCGAAACGTGGGAATATTCAGTAGAAAACAAAAAGATTTTGAACAAAGAACAGAGACAGCCGGAGAAGTTTCTTTTGAAGACGTTCTTCTTCAATCTTTGCTAGGGACTACACAGATCACAAAAACACAGGCGCTAAGCATCCCGGCAGTTCAAGGGTGCATTAAGTTTGCAGCTGACACGGTTTCGATGTTGCCAATCAAATTATACAAAGAAAAATACGGCAAAGTTGAAGAGGTTAAAGATGATCCAAGGGTAAGGATATTAAATGATGACACGGGAGACACATTAGATGCTGTGCAGTTTTGGAGAGCCATAGTAGCTGATTACTACCTAGGAAAAGGAGGATACGGGTATATCAATAAAAACGTATCTGGGTATGAAAGCCTACATTATGTTGATGAAATTAACCTTACAACTATAAAAAACACGGATCCGATATTTAAAGACTACGATATTTTAATTAACGCTAATCAATATAAGCCTTATGAGTTTTTAAAGATACTAAGAAATACTAAAGACGGGGCGCAAGGAAAAAGTATCATCGAAGAAAGCCCTCTTATTTTGAGTGTTGCTTACAATTCGTTAGTATTCGAAGAAACACTAGTTAAAAAAGGTGGTAATAAAAAAGGATTTTTAGAATCGGTAAAAAAGGTTTCAACAGAGGCCATGACTGAACTAAAAAGAGCGTTTAAGCTACTTTATGGAAATAACGAGGATAATGTTGTAGTTCTCAATGAGGGCATAACATTCAAAGAAGCTTCTCAATCTTCGGTTGAAATGCAATTAAACGAAAACAAGGGAACTAATTCATCAGAGATATGCAAACTATTTCTTTTTCCGGTAAATGTTATCAACGGCAACGCAACTGAAAAAGAGTATAACAATGCTTTCAAACTTGGAATTATGCCACTTTTAACTACAATTAAATGTGCTTTAAACAGAGACTTCCTCCTGGAGAATGAGAAAACAGGCGAGGAGGTTTTTTATTGGGACTTTGATACCAAAGAACTGTTAAAAGGAAGTATAAAAGAACGATATGAAGCCTATGGACTAGCGATAGACAAAGGATTTATGAAAATCGACGAGGTTCGTTACATGGAAGATAAGGAGCCGTTTGACATCGATTGGATTAATGTTGGACTCAATTCTGTGCTATATGACACTAAAACTAAGGAAGTATATACACCAAACACGGATAAAGTTAGCACAATGAAAGAAAAAAAAGCTAAGAAAGAGGGTGATATTATTGAAAGCTGAAATTAGAGCAGACGGACTACATATTTTTGGGTATGCCAACGTGCCAGGAAGACAGAGCAGACCAGTTATAACGCCAAGGGGAAGAGTGGTAGAGGTTATCGAGCAAAGAGCATTCCAAAGGGCAATAGAAAAGATGGACAACATTGATTTGATGCTAGACCATGAGAAGAAGATTGCATCTACGTCAGACGGAACACTAAAGGTAAATGAAGATGAGGTTGGACTTAGAGCAGAGGCTGTAATCACAGATGAAGAAACAATCCAAGGAGCAAAAGAAGGAAAACTCAAAGGATGGTCTTTTAAGATGATGAAAGTTGTTGATGCGGTTGAAGAAAGAGCAGGACAACTACCACTCAGAACAATAAAAGACTTCATTATGCCTGAGATCACACTTGCATATAGAAAGCAGCCTGTGTACTCGTCAACATCAATTGAATTAAGAGCAGAGGGAGAGGATGAAATTGAATTAAGAACTTCAGATGAAACAATTACCGTTGTTAATATGGTTGAAACACCTAAGAAATCCGTTAATCTATCGCAATATCAGAACAGAATAAATCAGCTAAAAGTCGGAAAATAACCGGCTTATTTTTATGCACAGAAAGGATGGTACATACCATGGAATTAAAGAAATTATATGAGGCTAGGAATGCAAAAATAAAGGAAATGGACGCTATCTTAGCAAAGATGGAAACAGAGGAAAGAACAGAAATGTCAACCGAAGAGAAGACCGGATTTGACAAGCTAGAAACCGAAGTAAGAGCATTAGAGGATACAATTGCTAGAGTAGAGAAGCGCAGAGACCTGACTCTCAATGTGGTTGTCGATGAAAAGAAAGAGGAAATTAGAGCTGAAGAGGCTGAAGAAAGAGCATTCGAGAACTTCATCAAGCGTGAATGTGGAATGGCGGTAGAAGTTAGAGCCGGAGAGCAAAACTTCACTATGGCTAACAATGGCGCAGTTGTTCCAACAACTATTGCTAATAAAGTTATATCAGCAGTAAAGGAAATGTGTCCAATTTTGCAAGGCGTTACCATGTATGCAGTAAAAGGTACTTTAAAGGTCCCTGTTTATGGTCTTGCAAACACCACACACGATATTACTGTAGGATACCAGGCTGAATTTACAGATATCACCGCAGATGCCGGCAAGTTTACTTCTGTAGATTTAACCGGATATCTTGCAGGCGCACTTTCATTAATCGGAAAATCTGTCATCAACAATTCACAGATCAGCGTAACCACTTTTATTATCAATGAAATGGCAAAAAAGATTGCTTTATTCCTTGAAAAAGAGTTATTAAACGGTACAACCGACAAGGCAACCGGTGCACTGTCTACAACTACAACAATGCTTGCCGGTTCTGTTAGTGCAATTACGGCAGATAATTTGATTGATCTTCAAGCAAAGATCCCTACGGTTTACCAGACTGGTGCATGTTGGACCATGGCACCTGCTACATTTACCGCCATTAGAAAACTAAAAGATGGTAACGGACAGTATTTATTACAACCTTCGCTAACTGGTGCAACACCTTATCAGCTCCTTGGAAAGCCGGTTTATTTGTCTGACAATATGCCGGCTATCGCTTCCGCTGCAAAGGCTGTATTGTACGGAAACTACGCAGGATTAAGCGTAAACATGAGAGAAAACATTGAAATCCAGGTTCTTAACGAAAAATATGCTACTCAGCACGCAGTCGGCATTGTTTCATGGTTTGAGTTTGACGCAAAGGTTACTGATAATCAGCAACTTGCAACACTGATTATGTCGGTATCCTAATAACATATGAGGGCGGCATAAAAGCCGCACTTTACAATAAACGGAGGTAATATCATGGGTTATAATGTAAAAAATTACACGGAGCAGGGCGGTGAAAAAACCGTAATTGGTGGCAACATCACTCTTAGTGGAACAATTACAAACGGTGATGGAGCTAGATTAATTGCAAATCAAGCAGCAAGCACAGCCACAGATGCAGCAGGATTAAAAACTGATCTAAACGCCTTATTAACAAAATTAAAAGCATCAGGGTTGATGGTTGCAGATTAGAAAGGGCGTGAGGTCCTATGAAAGTTAGCGATATAACAGTAGCAAATGTTGCCACATACTTAAAACTTGAAACAGGAGAGTACGATTCAGCAGAAATAGAAAATATCATAAATATTTCAAAACTATTCATATCGAACTACACAGGCATACCGATTGCATCAGAAGATGAAACGATAAAAACAATTGATGATTATGAAGATTTTGTAATTGTAGTTTATGTACTCTGCCAAGACATGTATGACAACCGTAGCTTATATACTGATAAAACCAACTTAAATAAGGTTGTAGATACCATACTAAGCATGCACTGTATTAATCTTTTGTAAGGCGGTGAGCGAAAACGAACCCAGGAGAATTCAATCAAAGAATATCATTTTTAAAACTCAAAACTGACGACGAAGGTAATCCACTAAAAGATAAATATGGAGAACTCACCGGAGAGAAGGAGGTTTTTAAAAATGCATGGGCTAAAAAGTTTGACTTAATCGGCACAGACTTTTATGCATCGCAGACCAGCGATACCAAAATTGAAGTAAAATTTCGGTGCAGATACATTACTGGAATAACAAAAGAAATGAGCATACAATCCGGAAGTGATTTTTACGATATTATTGGGGTGCCAATCGACATTGACAACAAGCATATAGAACTACTGATTTACTGCAAGGCGGTGGAATAATGAAAGCCACTTTTAAGATAGATGGCATGGATAAACTGAAAAAAGATCTTGAAAGGCTTGGAAAGGTGCCGCAGAAATATGTAACCGCATCGGCTAAAAAAGGTATGAGCCCCATATTAAAGGATGCAAAAGCAAATGCTCCATTCGACACAGGAAATCTTAAAAAAGGGATGATACTCAAAGGCGAACGATCGAGACATAAGGGCAAGAAAGTCTATGATGTTGTTTTTGATGATAGTATGAATGATATATTCCAAAAGAAAAACGCAAATGGAGAAGCCACTGGATATTATCCTGCATCTCAAGAGTATGGATATTTTTCAAGAAGCGGTAGATATATACCGGGCTATCGGTTTATCCATGACAGCCTATCTAATAATGCAGAAAGAGCATCAAAGACAATGATTGATACTATGCAAAGTAAAATTGATACAGAAATCAGAAAGGCAGGGTTGAAATAATGGAGACAGCTTTACGATATGAACTTGAACAGCATATTACAGAGTTGGTAGGCAATATATACCCCACACACGCACCAGAAACCTCAGAGAAGCCTTATCTGGTTTACACAAGGATTAACACTAATGCATCAAAAACATATGTAGGGTACTCGAATTATGAAAGATTAAGCTATATGTTTTCGTGTAACGCAATAAAATATGCAGACATGACAAGCCTTGCTAACAAGGTAGAAGAATTATTAAAATCACTAATACGCACAAACATCGGACAAGAAAATATTTTCATACAAAACGTAACTATTAACAATAGAACAGAAACATGGGAAAACGAGCTTGGAGTCAATCGAGGAATCATTGACTTTACGATTACACATTAGAACGGAGGAATAATATGACACAAGAAGGAATGGGAACGCTGGTTAAAATAGGTGTCAATAGTATTGCAGAATTAACCGATATAGGCGGCATTAATCCTACAGTTAATATGCTTGATGCGACTACATATAGTAGTGGCGGTTGGGATGAAAGCAAACCTGGGATGAAATCGGGTGGAGAAGTATCACTTGAAATGAATTTTCACCCAGCAGATACAAACGGACAAAAGGCCATTATTGACGCATTTAACAACAAGACAAAGCTTGCTATATCTATTATATTACCTGCTGAATTCGGATTTGAAACGAATTTTGACGCATATGTATCCGAGTACAGCGTTACACCGCCAAAAGATGATAAAGTATCATTTGGTACTACATTAAAAATAACCGGCGCTGTAACATCTACAACAACAGCAAGTACGGGATTATCTGGTTTATCATTAACGGGTACAGCCGGTACATTAACACCGACATTTGCAAACGATAAATATTATTATTCATTTAGTGGAGTTACTGCAACATCTGTAACGGTAACAGCAACAGCGGCAAGCCATACATTAAAGCTGTACATTGACGGTGTATATTCTCAGGATTTAACAAGTGGTTCCGCATCTGCAGCAATTGCAATGGCTTCTATAGGCTCGAAGAAACTTACAATTCTTGCTAATGAAAGTGGAAAGACACAGAAGATTTATGAAGTTATTGTTGTAAAGACAGCTTAATAATCAAGGGATAGGTTAATGGCCTATCCCTATTCTTTTTAGACGGAGGAAAAACACATGGTATATCCAATAGTTTTAGACAAGGAAAGAAATTTAAAATATGGAATGAGAGCTTTAGACCTAGCAGAAAAGAAAACCGGAGTTCCGGTTGTTGGAATGAATATAAACAACCTTACAATGAACCAGATGGCTACACTGGTATGGTGCGGGTTAGTGCATGAAGATAGGAACCTCACGGTAGGTAATGTGATGGATTTAATAGACGAATATTCAAACCTTGGAGCAATTATGAGTATTGCGGGTGACGCAATTACTGAAGCGGTAGGAGGCAAAAAAACAGACGAAAAAACAGAGGAAGAAGAAAAAAACTAACTAAAGGCAGTGAGCCGGAACCTTTTGATGTTTATAAGCAAATGGAGCTTGCTGTCACAATCGGGATGTCAATAACAGAGTTTTGGGATATAACTCCTTACGAACTATCAATAGCATTAAAGGGATTTTATAAACGTAAAGAAATCGAAGCCGAACAATATGTAATTAAACATAAGCAATTACAAAAAGATTTAACAATCACGGCATATCAAATAAGCCGATGGGTATGGCAAAAGAAAGTTGATATTAAAAAAATACTGAATGATAAACCAGTTCAAAAAGAAATGACTGATGAAAAGGTGTTGGAGCAAGTGAAACTGTTAAACCAGATGTTTGGGGGGGCGATGTAAAAGATGGCACAGAAAAGTAATTTTATAGTTCGTGGTGGATTGGATATGTCTAATTTTCAGCAGGGCATGGTAAAAATGCAGACGCAACTTGGCGGCTTTCAAACCAAAATGACAAAATCTTTCAGCGCTACCCAAAACAATTTTAATAAAATATCAGGTGGTATTACTAAAGCTATTGGTGCGATATCGGTTGCACTTGGAGGATTTGCAATAGGTTCTCTAATAAAAGACAGTACGTCCGCAGCGATGAGCGTAGAAAGCTCAGTAGCTCAAATAAACCGTATAATGCAAAATAATGCTTCTATATTTACATCGTGGGCACAGAACCAATCTAAAGAGTTTGGAATGGCAAGAGAAGATGCTTATAAGTATGGTGCTACGTATGGTAATTTAGTAAGCGGATTCGAAAAAGACACATCAAAAATTAACAGTTATACGACTCAATTGCTTCAAGCATCGGCAGTAGCCGCAAACGCAACTGGAAGAACTGTAGACGATGTTATGGAGCGTATCAGGTCTGGCATACTTGGAAATACGGAATCAATTGAAGATTTGGGCGTATACGCAAACATATCTATGATTGAGACTACTGATGCATTCAAAAATTTGGCAAACGGTAAAACGTGGGATCAGTTGGATTACAACACTCAACAGCAAATTAGGGTCATGTCTATATTAGAACAAGTTACGTCAAAGTACGGTGACACTCTTGCAAGCACAACTATAACAAAGCAAAACCAGTTTATAGCAACTCTTAAAAATATACGTTTAAATATCGGTTTGGCTTTTCTTCCAATCTACAACGTAGTACTCCCGGCATTAAACTCTTTAGCTAGTAAAGTTGAAGCGGTAACAAGCACTTTATCTGAATTATCACAAGCATTATTTGGAAAAGCATTAACCAATACATCAAAGAGTACGGAAACGCAAACTCAGACCATATCTGATCTCGGTGACGCTACCGAAAAAGCAGCAAAATCAGCAAAAAAAGCTACAATGGCATTTGACGAATTAAACATAGTTAACAGCAATTCAACTTCCGGAAACGCTTCTACAACTGCAACCACAAGCGGAAGTGGAACAACAACTGAAGCAGATAATCAAAACAATGGTCTTACTCAATCTTTTGAAGAACTCAAAAAAGTAATAGAGCCGACTACAACTGCATTAAAAAATCTGTGGGATAATGGTTTGTCTAAGCTAGCCGGTTTTGTTGCTACTGGCGTTTATGATTTGTATAACAATTTTATGGTACCGGTAGGAAAATGGGCGCTTGGGAAAGGAATACCAGGATTAGTCACCGCATTAAACAATCTTTTATCTGCTGTTGATTGGGACACACTCAATAGTGCGCTTGGTGATTTATTTGATGCTCTTTCAAAAATGACTATTGGAATAGGCCAAGGGCTAGTTGACTTTGCAAAAGATTTGTCAAAAGCTTTAAAACCTGCAATTGGAACTACGTCAACACTATTGGCAAAGGCCATCAGTTCTATCGCGGATTCACTTGATGATGTTGATGCCAAAACATGGGAAAATGTCGGATACGCAATCGGTGTAATTGCCACGGCTATTGGAGCTGTAAAAATTGTTGATAAACTACCGACTTTCCTGTTAGGCGTAGGGAATGGATTAGAAACATTAACAACGGCGTTATCAAATTTTGCATATTTAAATCCTGTTGCACTTCCGGCTTTATTTGATTTACTCGGTTTGGATGATTGGATGGATGATTTATATAAATCATTGCCGCAGTGGTGCAAAGATTTATGGGAAGGCTTTTGGGATGTAGTTACTCAAATGTTTATAGACATATTTAATTATGACTATCTCATGACGATAACGCAGGATTTTATAGATACGTGGAATAAAGTTTTTGATCCTGGAGACGATGCGTGGTATGAAATAGCCGGAAATATTATCAAGGGTTTGGGAGAGGGTTTATTATTTGCAGCTGACCTTATACTCGAGCCAATAAACGATTTATTTACTTCAATAGTTAATGGCATATGCGATGTGTTTGGAATTAATTCCCCAGCAGAAGAAATGAAACCATATGGTGAATATATCTTACTAGGATTACTACAAGGCCTTAAAGACGGATGGACTAATGCATGGACTGATTTTTCGACATGGCTTGGAGGATTGCCTAAGAAGATTGCTGATGGAGTAGGAAGCTTAAAAGATAACTTTTTATCAAAAGGAAGTTCCATAATTTCTGGCATTAAGAAAGGATGGAGTGACGGGTGGGAAACGTTCACCGCTTGGCTTGGTGGATTGGCTTCAAAAATAGCATCCTCATTCGGAAGCCTTAAAGATAATTTCTTATCAAAAGGTTCTTCCATAATATCTGGAATTAAACAAGGTTGGTCAGACGGATGGTCTGCTTTTACTTCGTGGATTGGAGGTCTTGGTTCAAAGATTGCATCTTCGTTTGGAAGTCTTAAAGACAACTTTTTATCTAAAGGCGGGCAGATTATTTCCGGAATAAAAAGCGGATGGAGTGACGGGTGGGAAGCATTTAAAACGTGGCTCAGTAATATTCCTAATAAAATAGCAAGTGGCATAGGCAGCCTAAAACAAATCGGCATAGATTTAATCAATGATTTTATTAAAGGGTTTAAGTCTGTTGGACTTCCTAAAATTAAAATAGATGTGTCTTATACAACTGACGGAGTTTTAGGAGAAATAGGAAAAGCACTTGGGCTGGAAGGATTCCCGAAACTTGACTTAAAATTTTATAAAAATGGTGGTTTACCCGAAACAGGAGAATTATTTATAGCAAACGAAGCAGGACCCGAAATGATTGGACGTATGGGAAATCAATCGGCAGTTGCAAATACTGATCAGATTGTTGAAGGTATCACAAGAGGTGTATCTAATGCAAATTCCGAAGAAGTGGCATTATTAAGACAGCAAAATTCTTTGCTTCAAGCGATATTAGAAAGAACCGGAATTACTACCAAGAGTATCTACAGTGCAGTTAAGAGTGAAAACGACAGGATTATTAAAACAACAGGCCGAAGCCAGTTGGTATATTAAGGGGAGGGGTTTAAGTGGCGTTTTTAGGATATTTATTAAAGTTAAACGGTGCAACCTATCCAAATAATTTAATAGCAATAGAGAGCTATAAATCTACACCTAATCAACAAATCGATCTGGATAGCTATACCGATGCAGACGGAAAATTACATAGAAGTATATTAGACCACACTAGAACAAAGATTGAATTTAATACACCATATGTAAGCCTTGCAGAAAAAATTACAGTGCAAGGCTTTTTTCCTGTCAGAAAATCCGTATCGGTAGAGTATTGGAACGATGAAACAAATGCATATGTCACGGGTACATTTTACGTACCTGATATAACATTTGAACCTTATCAAGTGGTATCTAACAATATAACTTATAAGCCAATAAGAGTTGCATTAATAGAATATTAGGAGGGGTGTTATGCTAAATATACCAAGTGAAATAAAAGATTTATATAAAACAGATAGCACCCCAAAGGTTTTAACATTATATTTTCCGAGTATAGACCTGACAATATTACATGATCAAATTGTTTCGGAAACGTTTACTTTAACCGAACGATTATGCCCAGATACTACATTAAAATTTGGTTCATGCGTTGCATCTGAAATCACTGTGATTGTTGCCGATGTTACGCAAGATGTTAAAGGATTAACATGTGTTATATCACAAGAAATTGGTGAGTATACAGTGCCTTTTGGAACATACATCATTGAAAATGCTGAAAAGCAAGATAATTTAAGATACAAAAAAATCACAGCCTACGACTTAATGACAAAGATAGATGTAGATGTATCGGGATGGTATAACGGGTTATTCGCACTAGGCACAGAAATATATACACTGGCAGAATTCAGAACGTCACTCTATACATATTTAGGGCTTACCGAAGACACAAGCAATTTACCTTTACCAAATGACAGTATGAGTGTGTCAAAGACGATATCCCCAAGCGAAATAAGCGGAAGGGTAGTAATAGAAGCGTGCGAAGAAATAAACGGTGCATTTGGACATATAAACCGTTCAGGGCAAATATCACACATTATATTAACCGAAATGCATGAAGATTATCCCGCGGATGATTATCCAGAAACTGATTACCCAATTGATGAGCCGTACGATGAATATATATCACAAAGTGATTATAAAAAGATTAATTTTGAAGAGTACAGAATACAACCAATAGACAAAATACAGATCAGGCAAGAAGAAAACGATGTTGGCGCAATATACGGAACCGGCACGAATGCGTATATAATACAAGGAAATTTACTTGTGTATGGGAAAAGCGCATCTGATTTATTAACAATAGCCACAAATATATCGACCAACATATTTAACAGAGGACACCGCCCGTATACAGCATTTTTAAAAGGGCTGCCATACGTTGAAGTTGGTGATTTTGTAAAGTTTGATGCTAACGATACAACGGCAGGATATGTTTTATATAGAAACATGGCGGGTATCCAGGCATTGCAAGATGAATTTGCTGACGACGGGACAGAAGAACAGACACAAACTTTTGGAGTATCCAATGAGATTATACAGATCAAAAGCAAAGCAGCAACGATTGAAAAATCGGTTGAAGCTGTAAAAGTTACAGTGTCAGACCTTGAAACAGAATTGAGCGGTGAAATTGACGTTCTAGCCGGACAGGTTGTGCTAAAAGTTAATTCATCTGGGAAAATTGGATATGTGGAGCTGAATGCAGACCCTAATACTGATTTGACCGAGATAACAATCGAAGCTGATAATATATCACTTGAAGGTCTAGTCACTGTAAACAATAATTTTAAAGTTCTTGCTGATGGAAGTATTGAAGCAGTTAACGGTAAATTTAGTGGAGAGATAACCGGATCCACATTTGTTGCGTCAAATGCATTTGGAAGGATTGAGATTGATGGTCCATTTATTATGGGGTGGAACGCAAGTAACGTAAACACCTTAAGCATTGGTTATGATGGCGCCATTAGTTGCAATGCTGTTTTAGCAAATTCAATGCAAATAAGTAATAATGTTGTATTGCATGTTGGTAATTTAGTATCTCAATGTGCAACTAATGGGCTTGTCGTTCCAAGTGCTAGTTATGCCTACTCGGCAGGAGAAACAATAAGTTGTTATCGTCTTACTAACGGAAGTAATTATACATATACCTCTGTAAATGATAATCTTCTTGGAAGCTCTCCGAGTGCTATGTATATAGGATCGAGCGCAAATCCATGGGCTGGAGGATTTGGAATTGCGGATTGGATAACGATTTCAGATGAAAGGAAAAAATATGATATTAAAAACCCTGACGAAAGATTTGTTCGATTTGCTAAAATGATCGCTCCAAAAATGTTTAAGTTAAAGCAAGGATCTAGCGGAAGGGATCACTCCGGATTTATTGCTCAAGATGTGGAACTAGATATGGTTACTTGTGGAATATCAGACATGGAATTCGCAGGATTAATAAAAAGTCCAATCTATGACAAATTTTTAAAAGATGAAGAAGGAAACGATACTACTGAATATGATACTACATCTAATATAATAGGATATGATTATGGATTAAGATACAATGAATTTATTC